TTTACAAGACTATGTGCCCGGGCATATATTCATGTTTGATGACTTTCTAGCAACTAACTATAAAGCAGGTGATATCTTTGAATGGAGTGATCCTGAATGCATTCATGGCTGTGTTAATATCAGTTATACAGTAAGATATACACTACAAATTACATTGTATGACTAAGATTATATGCACCGGTGATCCTAATCACGGAGGGATTACTAAAAGTTTATTGAAGTATTACCCGGACACAGTGTTTATTAGTAGAACTACGGGGTATGACTTAAAGACAGTTGAAGGATATAGTAGATTCCTAAACATAGTTAAAGAATTTAATGTGTTTATTAATCATTCACAGGTTGAATTAGGGTTTCAAGAAAGAGTATTGCGTGACGTTGCTAGTATATTAGATAATGGGCATATCATTAGTATAGGAACTATACTAGAATTTGACGAGTGGAAACATCTTGATCCAATTACCGGTGATGAGAAATTGTGTATAAGAAATGCTAGCTTAGAGTTAGCTAGTGAGCATATAAAGACTACACACTTGATAACCAGTGGGTTTCAAAGATTTGGGGTAGAAGAAGATGTTAAAATAGACCCGGATGATATTGTTGAAACAATTAAATTCATCATTGAGTCTAATATCGACATACCTTTAATTTATGTAGATAAAGTAAACGACAACAGATTACGTAAGTGGAGAACGCTTAAAGACGTTTAGCTTTAAGATGATACATGTATTTAGGAACTAATCCCGCATTCATTCCTATATGCCACTCATCATATCTATTCCATTTAATCATTGTACCGTGTCTAACATTGAAAAAGTAATCTTCCTCACCTAATATAAAGATATGCCCCAGTTTAGCGTCCCCCAAGAACACAGTATATCTTAATGCATCGCCCACTTCTTCTGGGTCATCTTCAACATCCCAATGCCAGGGTGCTGAATAACCCGGATCAATTCTACTGATCCAACTACGTCTTAATTTTACATTAAGTATCTTACATAGCGTTTCGTCAATATCACCCGTATCATAATGTTCACCCGGGTAATAGTTAGTCCATTTAACTGAATCAAGTTTATAGTTTGCATCGTTCCAAATATTTAATATCTCAGTGTATGCAGGAACTTCCATTCGCCAAATACTAGGGTCAGGTGTTATGTCAACACCCTCTTTATCTTTTAAACTATCTAATATACTAGCCCAGTCAAATGGTACATCAATGTTTACGTATTCTGCGTTAACAGGCGTCATATCAAGATTCCCCAAACAATTGATCGAAGAACCTAGGTAATGGATTACCGGGCCACTTAATCCACGTTTTTAATGAATTTTTAAAATGACCTCCCATCTGATAGTAATCACCTTCTTTAACTTCAATAAAACGTTCTTGACTGTCTACGCCAATAATTGGTTCAATTAAGTCTTTATGCATTAATGTGTTACCTTGTTCAAGTGTAGCATAATAATCTATCATTTTTAATACACCGTCTTTAGAGTAAAAAAAGCAATGGGGGTATAATGAAGCCTTAATATATCCAGAATTATATAAGTCTTCAATGATGTTGTATAAATCTTGTTCCCAATTGGGAAATTCATCAGTTAATGAACGACCCTCAGTATATACAGGCCAGTTCAAACTCTCTTTATTAAATTCAATTAGTATCTTTCTTTCGACATAATCGACTTCGTACAACTTTGGACACCATGGCTTATCTTGAAATAGTGTAAGATATTTAAGTTCTCTTTGAAAGAAATCTTCCATTAACTCTGTTGTTCGTCCTACACAACTACCATTCATATATACTTGTGAATCAACTGTAAAGTGCAAGCACATCTTATCTTTTGTTGGACTTATAGTTGGGGTATATAATATATTTGTAGAACAGGGATATCCGTTCGTTAATTTGTAAATGTATTCCCATCCGTCATTGTTAATCATTGTTATTCCTTAATATGTAAAAGTTTTCAGACATTTTAGATTCTAATTCACTAATGTAATCTGAATTAATACAGAGTTTGACTTCTTTGCTAGTAGGATTGAAATCTGTAATAATGTTGTTTTTGTTGTAGATGTTGAGAAGTCCGCTTAGGTGATTATCAAATAGAAATCTATTGCTAAATTCATTATCTGTTTTACTCTTTATAACAACCATTGTTGGATTCGATACATTGTTTTTGTTTAATAGCTTTCTAACTACTAACTGTATTCTTTCTACATATCCAAAGTTTGCGGCGCTGTGTCTACTTGACGCATCCATTTCGTACCATTTACCATCTGTAGTTATAGGGTACATTGTGTTTGTGTCTAAATTAATCAGTGCAGAAATGTCACCCTGTATGTTTAAATGATATCTATCATCTATATCTGCATGACTTTGATAGCAGACTCCGTATTTTAAGTTTATTAATCTTGCTTCTCCGATCGGATAAGGCAGTGTCTGTAAGATAGATTCCCATATTGTGTCTCTGAACTCTGGTCTAATAGTCCATGGACTATAGAAAAAATTACCAGTGGGTTCGTTAATGGGTGTCTTAAAATCACTGTAAGAAAATTCTGCCATGGCTTTGTCTAGAATATCTTTTGGTACAGTGTGATTTAATTCTTTAAGCATCATAATATTTATAACACAGACCAGTAGCTAATAAATATGTACATGAATATTCACTTTGATGATAGTTGGAAAAAGATATCTATTAGTCTAAGTGGTGGAGCCGACAGTGCATTGCTAGCATTTCTTATATGTCAGCAAATTACACACCAAGAACTGCATATAATATCACATGTTAGATGCTGGAAAACAAAGCCCTGGCAAAGAAATGATGCTCTTGGTGTATATAATTGGTTACAGATTAAGTTTCCTAATGTTAAGATGTTTAGACATGAGAACTTTATTCCACCTGAAATGGAGTGGGGAGAATTAGGACCCATTCTAACTGATGAGTATGGAAAAAGTGTCAGCGGTGACAATATTGAGTTACGGTCTTTTGCTGAATACATATGCTATTCACATGATATCGATGTATATTATAACGCAGTAACACGTAACCCGAAAGCAGTGGAATTTGCCGGGATGTATACTAGAGACATTGATCCTAGTGAGTCTAACAAGCATCTAGAGTATACTACGCATATGGGTAAGGCTGCTATTCATCCTTTTAGATTCTTAGAAAAGAAAGAAATACTGTTAGAGTATAGAAAACAAAACTTACTAGAACTGTTTGAACTGACTAGAAGTTGTGAGGGTGTGTTTGACAATTTAAATTATAAAAATTACATAACAGGACAATATGTTCCGTTATGTAACACGTGTTTTTGGTGTAAAGAAAGAGAGTGGGCAATTGAACAATCAAAGTAAAACGTTTTGTATGCATCCTTTTACCGGGCTAGCTACACGTGAAGATGGGGCAGTTAAAGTCTGTTGTCGTAGTGCGCCAATTGGTCATATTCAAGACAATACGTTAGAAGAAATTTGGAATAATGACACAATGCAACTTGTACGTAGGCAAGTGTTATCCGGGGAACGACCTGAAGTATGTAAGCCTTGCTTTGATTTAGAAGATCAGGGAGTAGAAAGTCTACGTCAACGACATATTAACGGAGTGATACCCGAAGCACGTATCAACTTGTATCCAGATACACCACTACAAGAAATACTACCCTTCACATTTCCTACTATGGAAATCAAACTCAACAATCTATGCAACTTAAAGTGCCGCATGTGCAATCCATTAGACAGCACTAATTGGACAGATTGGGATAAAGTTGTACCGTTTTATAAAAAAGAAAACAACTTTTTAGTTCCCACAATTGAATCATTGGTAAATAAGCCGGGCAAGTACATAGGTGCATTTGATGATACTGACAACTGGTGGGCGAGTTTTGAAAAATTATTACCACACTTTAGGCGTGTAGAGTTTGCAGGTGGTGAGCCATTAATGGACCCACAACATTATAAGATACTAGACATGCTGAAACCATATGGGAAGAACATTGAACTCAAGTATGCTACTAATGGAACTACACTTGGTATCAGCAAGGGACGTACAATACATGATTACTGGCCATACTTTAGAAGCATTGCAGTTAACGTTAGCCTTGATGGAATCAACGATGTATATAATTATATAAGGGGCAACGGTGACTTTAGTGAAGTTGAAAGAAACATAAAAGAAATTCAAACAATACCCAACGTAAGTCGTGTAGTAGGTGCGTTTACCGCACAAGCAGGCAATATACTACAGGCTGCTGAATGTATCGACTATTTTATCAACAAAATGAATATTGTGTTCTATAGTCATCGTGTTAGCTATCCCAATTGTCTTTCAGCACAAGTATTACCACATGAACTCAAAGAGTTGGCTATACAACGTCTTGAGACAATCAGTAAAAAAGTCCACACATTTAGTAATGTTGTTAAACATCCTATACTAGAAAAGGTAACACAACAGCAGATAAAGGACAATATCAATTACTTACGTGCAAAGGATCAACATAACTTGTGGCAAGATTTTCTATCATTTAACTATGCATTAGACAGTACTCGCAACCAAAGTTTATTAACAGTAATCCCAGAGTTTAAGACTTATGCATAAAGTTAAAAGTCGCTGGAATCATCAGGATAGTATTAAGATTGAATGGAATATAGGAAAACGCTGTAACTATGATTGTAGTTACTGTCCTTCAGTTATACATGATAACAGTAGTCCCCACACCGATATTGAAATACTTAAGGCAACTGTAGATAGATTATGTGACTTAGAAAAGCCTATTCGTTTAAGTTTAACTGGTGGTGAACCATGCGTACATCCTCGTATAGAAGAACTCATATCATATATTAAGAGCAAAGGATTTTGGCTTAGTATTACTACTAATGGAACTAGAAAGGATAGTTGGTATACATCTCAGCAAGTAGACCAATGGGTATTCTCACTACACTTTGAGTACGATTGGTTAAATGTATTATACACTATCAAAGCTGTGCATGAAACTGTTATGCACACTCACGTATTAGTTAACGTTATGGCTCATCATAATCATATGCGAGAAGTAAAGACGGCAGCGGGCTTATTAGAGCATCATAACATTAATCACGGCATACGTAGAATACGTTGGACTGAGGGTGACCACGATTTGTTTGACGATATGAAGTATGACCAGAACGATTTAGATTGGATACTGAGCAAGAGTAGTACAGTACAACCAAATACAGTTATTATATACAAGGATCGTGAACTAATGATGCATGCCAATGATGTGATTAAAAAGCATTTAAATCAATATAAAGATTGGCAATGCAATGCAGGGTTAGAAAGTTTAATGATTAACTGGGACGGTGACGTACATCGGGCTACGTGTAGAGTTGGTGGAACATTAGGAAATATATATACCAACTCGTTCGTTGTACCCACCAGTCCCGTTATCTGCGATAGAAATTACTGTACGTGTGCGGCAGATATACCATTGACAAAGTTAAATCAAGTGACTTAACTCAGGGAACGTTTCTTTGAAACTAGTCCCCCTAACATTATCCATAGTCTCTATATACTCTTTGAATGCAGGCAGTAAATGTGTATGGTCTTCACTGTCCATGAAGTCTAATATAGCTTGCCAACGTTTCCACCCGTACGGGTTGTGATGCCAAAAGTTATCATCCTGTCTATAGTTGTCCCATAACCAAGTCTTAAACTCTCTATAAATTTCTCTTACTTCTTGCTTGTCTTTTTCGGGTAATATTTTGACACTTAGAAACGTAGGGATATAAACAAAATGCATGTTAAAGATTCCCCCGCCTGCATCAGACTCGTCCATGACTGTTGCTTTGTTGATTTTCTTATAGTTCTTTTGAATCTTCCACTTAGCAAACTCAGGTAGTTTCTTAACGTTTAAAATTTGAATAGCAGTAGCAATGCTTACTTCAATGTTGTCTTGTGTGTTATCTAGTATCTCTAGCTTTTCTTCCACTATGTCCCACTCTGTTGGGTATCTGATATAGTGATTTCTGTCTCCAAACATATCTTGACTACATGCAAACTTAACTTTTCTAAACTTCTCCCACAATTTAATGATACTATCATCAAGTAACAAACCATTTGAGTTGTATCTAATTAATATCTTGTTGGCATAACCTTGACGAACAATTTCTTCTAAGAATAGTTTATGCTCTTTAATCATTAGAGGCTCTCCGCCCGCAAAGTATACTTGCTTTAGATTAGGAATTTGTGCATACATCTCTTTCCAGAAGTCTGGATTTTCGTGCCATTTGTTATTGAACGATTCTTCATTCCAACTTAGCTGAGATTTGATTTCGGGTGACTTAAGTATAGGAAACACTTTTTTGTAATCTTGTACCCATCTACTTGAATCATGTGGGCTACACATAATACATTTGATATTACAGTTATGACCCAATCTTAAGTCTAGGTACAATAGCTTTTCAGGAACTGTCCCGTCTTCTTCGGTTTGCTTGATAAGTTCTTTAACGTCTAGTCCATCTTGTATCCATGTACCAGACTCCCACATTCTCTTACTAGCCACACCGTTTGATTCTTCATCAAAGCATTTGCTACAGCTTCTAGGTATCTCACCGTTAAGCATTGTAGTTCTAACCGAGCGCATATAGCTATTGTTCCATGCACTCATAGGAGTCTCGCTACCAAAGTTAGCAGGAGATCCGGTCTCATTCTTTACTAATCCAATCTCATGGTCTGACCCTGCACCACTAGAATTAGAACCACAGCACAACCTCATGTCGCCGTTAGGTCGTGTAGCAAAATGTATCCAGGGTAAGATACAAAAGGTATCACTGCCTGAAATATCAGCGACTTTGCGTTGCCATTTACCTAATAGGTTATCTTCTGGTTGTAGCCAATATATTTTACTCATTGAATGATTCTACTTTGATAAATTGTTCGTCATATTGTGTAATTATTTTTTCTGGGAATGTACCACATATCTTAGCACATGTTGCCAGACTATGCGTATTCCAATACTTCTCCCACACGGTTGACCAATCAGGGTTTTCTAAAATTGCCTTGACCGAATACTTAAGAAGGTCAATTGAATCGTAACCACCAATAGATGTTACTAATTCATTGATAACAGTAGACTGTTCAGTTTGGTATTCATGGACAATGTCTGTAGGCTTACTATAAGTATACGGTATCATTCCTATCCAGCAACAGGGCCATAAATTCTTAAATGCATCAATGTACAATGATTTAGTATTTACTGCTTTGCAGTTGATGGATGCTGTCTCGACCACCTTTTTATAAGACTTAATAATATCAGGGTGTATGAAGGTTATCTTATGCTCAGATGGTGGTTCGATTTTATGTAATACTTCACCCTGTGCATTCATAACATCTAGCCACGGCTTTTCTAAAAATCTACTAGTTGCTTTATGAGTAAATTTTTCAAATCCTAAATCTTTTGCCATCTGTCTAGCTGTTTCAACTTGATGTTCGTTGTGCTTAAAAGATAAGAAAACCCATTCAGCACGTCCACCTGCAGATATAAATGCCTTAGCGTTTTCTAAAATTTTATCAAAGTTAGTACCCACTCTGTATAAGTGATGTGTGTCAGCAAGTCCGTCTAATGCAAAATGAACACTGTGTTCCGTTGGCAGTGCCGTTGCCAATTTACTCCACCAATCTGGTGTTCTAGCACTACCGTTAGTGTGTATGCCTAACTTGATGTTTTCTTTTTTACTTTTGCAATAAGAAACTATCTCTAGTAAGTTATTAGATATTATAGGGTCTCCATAGTTACCACAAAAATAAATGTATTCGATTTGAGAAAGCACTTCTGCATTAACTATACTTTTAAAATCATCTACAGAAATTTCATCTAATGGTAAGTTTTTATTTTCTTGCCCCGAATGATAATTTCTTGCACACATAGGGCAACTAGCTTGACAACGTGATGTTAGCTCTATATGTAAGGTTTTTAGCTCAGAAAACTTAAACATAACGTTTTCCAATAATCATAAATCGTTTATATAAGGGTAGATCAAGTTCACCCGCATATAATATATTTTCTATGCACGACTGACTCTTAAATTCTTCTAAGTTATTAGCAATACGAACATGTTCTGGTATTGAGTAATTATTACTTTGCAAAACTATTAAACTATCGTTCCTAATTCCAGACAACCATAATTCGTAATCATCTTGTGATATATGTTCACAGCTAGTGTTTATGACAATATCTGCATCTGACCTAATTACACACATGTCACTGGTAATAGCACGAAATTTTCCTGCATGAGTTTCTATCTGATTCATAGTGTGGGCTATATCTTGACAATCAGGGTCAATGTCAATACTACGAATAGTTGATATGTGTAAGTTACTTTGAAACAACATGCTGGCTAGTACTCCAACCCAGCCACCGTGAATGTCTACTGACAGTAGTGTTTTATTGATATAGGGACGAACAACAAAATCTAAACTATCTATTAACCACTCTTTGCTTTTTATTTGACCGTTCCAAAATGCATCCAATGTTCTTAGGGGATCTTTACTACCACGAATAGCTCTCATCCAATGATGTAAATGGTCTGTGTCTATTCTCATAGTAGCTACCATATTAAAACAATAGCTTAAGTTTCTTATAGCGTTGAAAACATGTTGTAAATCCCTCACCCGGGATAACTTCAACTAAATGATCCGGTTGTGGGAATTCAGCTGGCACTGCTAGTATATTAGATACTGTACTATCTTTAAATGGGTTCTCATCACTGGGTTTAAACGTTTCAGCAATTGGCTTAGTTCTACAAGCTACCCAATACTGTTTGTATTTTCTTGCTTCTAAAAACTTTTGACAATTATTCCACACATCCCATTCCATTGCTTCATAGAATATAACAGGTCTATGCTTACTGATAGTCTTAACACATCCCTGTAGTGCTTCAAACTCATGTCCTTCCACATCAATTTTGATAACATTACATGTAGCAAGATCAATATTGTCTAGGGAAATCATTTTAACAGTAATTCCCTCATCACCGGTAATATGAATGTCACCGTAGTTAGTATTTTGTGTGGGGTCAAAATCTTTTAAAACACGTTCAGATTTTTTATTGCTGGCACCGGCATTGATAATTTGAATTTTAGGATAGTCTTTGCTGTTATATGATGCTACTGCAAAATGTTTAGGATTAGGTTCAAACCCTAACACATTGCAATTTGTTTCTTTGTGTACTGCTACTAGGTGATATCCAATATTAGTACCTATATCTACGTATTGGCTAAAATCGTTTGATAAGTATTCCTTAAGTATATTAACTTCTGCTTGACAGTATTCTCCGTACATGTCAATTGACTTACTTATTACAGTATCGTTTTTATATACCAAAAAGGTACCCAATCTACTATCAGTAAGTAGTAGAGTATCCTTCATTGAATCGATGGTTTCTTGAATTTCTTCTTCTATGGTTAACATTAAAAAATCTCTCAGTTACTATAATTTATAGTAAAATACAGTAACCAAAATATTTATTGTTGGCAAGTTCTAGTACGGGTAATAGTACCATCTGAATGCTGAGTTTCAGTCCATGGAGTACAGTTTTGACTTTGTAATACAGGTTGTTGCTGAATAACTACTTGTGGTTGTTGAACTACGACTGGTCTATTATAAATATCATAAATTACTGCACCCACTATAGCACCACCAACGACTGGGCCAAGACCCCAGCCACCACGCTGATGACCATGTCCGTGACCATGATAACGAAAATGATGTTGGGCAAAAGCGGGAACGCTAGCCAATAATAACAATGCAAACACAAATTTTTTCATAATATTCTCCTAGTCATACTTATATAACGTTTTAGATAACGGTCTTGTTGACATGTATTTAGTAATCTTGGTTATCCGATTCAGCTACAAGCCACCCAATTGACAATAAATCTTTACGTATCTCATCGGTCACTACGCTTTCAGATACACTGGCTTTAGTTTCTAAATATATTTCTTGTTCTTCTCTACTGAGTTGGTTAAGGTCTTCGTCGGTTAAGTCTTCTGTGTTACGTATACCACTACAGTACCAGTCGATGTAGTCGCCCTCTTGTCGTATATCAGCGACTATTCCACCTGCATAACGCCAACTACAACTCCATTTTTTCTCTGTTAATATAGGCCATACATCATTCTTAGTGAATTCATTATTACACATTGCGGCATATAGATGTTGCGCATAGATGTTATCTTTGCATTTCTCTATGATAAGTTCACTAGTGCGCAAATCATATTCCATATTGTCAGTTTGCCATTCGTCAGTTTCTTCTAGCTCCAGCTTTTGTTGTTTTGAACTTTTAAAAAAGTCAATCATAGACATTGCAGTTTCATCCCGTGGATCATCTTCTAGTATTTTTTCATAACGTTCCATACTAAATGTTCCCCTCTGTGGACTTCTTCTTATCATTACTCTTTACTTTCTGTTTACTATAAAATATGTGATTGCCTATACGTGCTACTTGTTTATATGGCCAAAACGGATCGACTGTTAAGTTATGAAAGAACAATGCACTACGTGGCAATACATCATGGTATGCATCATATGCCAACACTTGATAAGCAATATCCATTGCTTGTATATACTTAGGGTCATTGACGTTTATTTTTTGTCTGTTCTCGCATACCCAACTAAACTGGCACAGTCTAACTTTGTACTCATCTAATGTTTCTTCATTAATCTTGGTTACTGTTGTTACTTGATATATTACATTGCAAGGGGTGCTAGCGAAACCGTGATTTACTCTATTCATCACAACTCTAGCTACCGCTGCCTTGCCAGTAATACTTTCACCTCGGGCTTCATAAAATATATTTTCAGCTAAACATTTTAGTTGTTTATTATCAACTGGTTTGGCTTCTACAACTTCTTCTACTTCTTCTACTTCTTCTGGTTCTGTGCTTGTGTTAGTAAGCACTACAATAAGTGTAAATACAACCAATAATATTGAAAATATTTTAGTGGCATTTAAGGCTATATTTTTCATATATACTCCTTTTCTGTACATAGTATAGACTATGCAGGGGCTAATGTCAATTATTTCGGATTACATTATATCGTCCCAGCAATCGCAGTTGCATAGTACAACTTCATCGATTGCTTGCGACGGCGTAATAATTGACGGTTTTACGATATCAGTAATATTAATTAAATCTATCGAGGGTGGGACTAGAGTAGTCCACGGCGATGTATTCGGATTCCCTGTATTTGGGTTGATAACCGGATACGGTGAAACAATATCTGAATTTGGTGTTGTTTCAGTATTGTTTGAACTTGGTGTAACAACATCGCCATATGGTGGACCAACTGGGCCGGGACCGCCCGTTACGATAGGTACACCAATGAGAGGGCTAGTAGTGATTAATGGTACTGTGATCGTATTACCTGTCACAGGATCTATTTTAGTAGTTGTTGGTACTGCTCCATTAACTCTAGGCAATGATAATTTTTCGATTCCTACTTCATTGTCTTGTTCGGCTCCGGTTAACCCCAGTCGATGTGCATTACGTACTTCACGCATACTACCAATCATACTGTTACCACCTACTTTAGAAGTGTCAGTTATGGCTTCTAAGTTTTGTACAGGACCCCATTTTTCTGTCTGCATGGCATAACTATTCAAACTTTCCATGAATCCGTATATTTCAGTGACGATAGTATCTAGATCGGGTAGATATTTCTCTGCTCTAAGGCCTAAACTTCTAGCATTCTGTTCTAATGTCATATGTCTACCAAAGACATTGTACAATTTATTAGTTATAATTTTTAATGCAGGATTATTATTTGCAATAGATGCAATTTCAGTATTAGCTTGAGTAATATATCCCATGCACGGGCCGTTCATTCCTGACCAACCAGATGTATTATAAGGTGTGTTTTGACCAGCTGAATAACTATTTACTGTTACTGGTAACATTGCAGTAGGAGGACATTCAATACGTATTTCTACAATAGGATTTCCCATTGGAGGGGGTCCGGAACGTCCGTTACTTGCTGGCACATTTAGACCGTATATAACTTGACTACCAGGATTAGTCAAACTTAATCCTATCAATTGACCAAAAGTGCCGGGCCCAGATGGGCCACTTGCATCACTTGAATTAACTGTTGTCTGTGCGGCTGCACCTGAGGGGGAACCAATAGCTGATGGTTCATAAAATTGAGTGAGGGGAGGTGGGGCTAGACCTCTACTGTAGCCACCGCCCGGTAAAATAATAGTTAATCCTGTAATACTGTATGTTAATGTATACAACGCCGGACTTATTGTTGCTGAAGTTTCAGGATCAATAACTTCATCTGCCGTTTTTATATAAGATTTGCTAATCTGAACTGAACCCGTACCGGGTGCCCACGTAATAGCTAGGTACAACTCATGGTATACTCTAAACAAGAATGCAGTTTGTAAACTAGTAATATATCCCTGCAGGATAGACCAATCATACGAGAGTCCGGACATTGCACCAAAAAAATCACACGTAGTATATCTACCCTTATCTCCGTTGCCCAATGCAATACGTGGAAGTGTACTATTTCTAATAGGTTGGTTTGCAGGGACATTTGTACCATTAACTCCTAGATCAGTTACTGTTTCTAAATTTTGTACTACTTGACTAAATCTTTCAATGTCCATTGACTTGATGTTTTTAATTTGCAACATCGTAGTAGAAAATGCATCACATGCAGAAGCTAATGCGGCAGGTAAAATTATTTTTAAGTTCTCACCATAGTTGTTTACTATGTAAGAAGTTACTTCTCCGGAAGTATATATTAGGTAGTACGTTTTGCTATTAGTAGGGCCCGGTACACCATTGTATGTAGGTGCCGTTAGTGTGGCATAGCTATTTGGAAACAAGTACTTTGGATCCAATAAGTCAGCAAGTGTTCTTACCCCCTTAGTTTGGCAATTCAAACCTATCATAACTTCAACAAGGTCTATGCCCATGACAATACAGTATGCACTATATAGTTTTTTCTGCTGGTCAATACTAGGTTCTGTTCCTGCAACAAGAGAATCTATTTCATCTGAAGAAAAGCCGGCAGCTAATAATGCTAAATTTACTGCTTTGGTAAGTGATTTAGTTTTAAATAATGTTCTTAATAGTACTACGGGGCTACCAAACTTATCGATATTGTGTAAATCAATACTTCTACCGGATGCAATTAAGTCTTGCCCCCAAAAGAATAATGCCAAAGTAACTCCCGAAAAATCAGCAGTTATTAGGTCGTTCATGTTACTATACGCACCGTCAAGGTAAGTATCTGATGCATTCATTGCATCAATTGCTTTGTTTGACTGACCAATAAATCCATGAGCCATATTAAACGTAAACAAGAAATCAGTATATGATCCGTTGTTTATATAAAATTCATAATGTGCTTGTAACGGTATGATACGTAGCCAACCAAAACTAGTGTACTCACTTGTATATGGCACTGAATTTGGATAAGGATTTAGTGATGCCGTGCGTAAATACTCCGGTGGCTTACTATCACCTAATACAGGAATAGTTTCAGCACCTTGTACGATACTATGACCGCAACTGTTTCCTGACCCTACTCTAAGAACAGGTGCACCTTCTGCAAACACAGTAGGACTACCTTCGGTAGTGGTTGCTGATTTGTGTGGTGGGTGTGGTCTACCCCATGGTGCGTGAGGAGTAATAGTACTTACATGTAATCCAACACGGATTCCATTGGCATACACCGAATCAGCGCCGCGGACGATTGCTCCACCGGGCTGATTCTGATCTCCTACACGACTTAATGCTGGCATATTATCCTAGTATAATTTTTTTATCTGGTAATTTAATACCAGTAGTTGCTTCAATATATTTGTCCTTGATATTATCATCTGTAACGGCAGATAAACTAATACTATTAGTATTTAGCGTTACATTTGTACCTGGTTCTGCGGTAAACATACTAGGAATCATTTGCATACCTTCACGTCCGGGTGCAATAGATACAGGTTCACTGATGATAATATTATCACGGGTAATTTCAACTATTTTAGCAATAAGTTCCTCACCCGAGTTCAACTTAAAGGTGTATATTTTTCCATTTTCCATTATTTGCTTTCTGTTAATTTTGTTCTGAGTTCAGTGAACCCACCGATTAATTCTCCATCTAGGAAGATTTGCGGGAGTGTGCGGGCAGTTGGTACTGCTTCTAATAGTTGTTCTTTTGTCCAAGTACCGTGCATGATATTTCGTTCTTCATACGTGATACCTTTTTGTGTGAGCAGGGCTTTGGCCTGAACACAGTAAGGACATGAATCCTTACTCCATACAATTGCTGTCATTATATTCCTTTATAATACTGGTAATTCTTCATAGTTAACTGTATCTGACATTACGCCAATAACATAGTTAGTTGATTCGTTTTCTTGCAGGGCAGTTTGTTTCTTGTTAATGTTTACATGTTTGTTGAACCAAGGGATTGGACTATGCTTGGGATAGTTTTCTGTATACTTTATACCAATTTCTTTCAAGCGACTGAATGCGGTAAAGTCTACAAAGTCTTTTAATATCTCTGCATTCAATCCGATCACTACGCCCTTACTGAATAAATAATCAGCCCATTCTTTTTCTTCTTTAATAACTTCCATATACAATGCATATACTTCAGCACGACATTCTTCTACGATAGAAGCAAATCGAATATCATCTTTGGTTACGTTATTAATCAACCAAGCTGTCCACTCAGCGTGAAGCAACTCATCTTGCAGGATCAAGGAGATAATGTTTCCGTTACCAATGTAAATTCGATTCTCTACCATAGCAAGACTTGTTGCAAAACTTACCATGAATCTAAATGCTTCTAGTGCATACGATGCATGTAGTGCCATCCAAATAGCTTTGATATGTTCATGTTCTGTTACTTCACCACCAGTTTCTTTTAAACAATTAAGTTGATGTAAGTTTTCATAGTATCTACCGATACTAGCAGCCATTTCAATAATCTCTTTTGTGTCATGTATCTTATTGAATTCTTCTTTAGGAACTCCATATACATTACGAATGATATGACTGTATGACTTACTGTGAATATTAGTCTCAAAGAAACTCCAGTTACCAACCAGTGCTTCAAGTTCTGGAATACTGATAACAGGACTAAACACTTGATTAGGAGCACGTCCTTGAATACTGTCTAGTGCAGTTTGTCTTAGTAGGTTGCTGGTAAAGATATGCTTGATAGCATCACTGGAATCTTTGTGATCCATTTTATCTTTAGTCAACGAAATCTCTTCGGGTACCCAAAAGAAACCACGTGCTGTTTCTTCGTACTTAGCAATACGCGGGTACTTTACTTCTTCAAAACGCTGTACCGTTACAGGCCCGGCTGGGTCTAAAAACATTGTACGCTTGAGGTAGTTTGTTTGCTTACTTAAATTATATTGTTCTTTACTCATAATACACAACTCTCACAGTATTCTTCATCTTCTATTGCATCTAGCTTTACAAAAGGAATAATATTATTTTCTTCTTGTAGTGATGCTTTGCTTCCCATTTTATTAATCAAACTATAATATATAGTTTTGATACCCCACTTATATGCTAACATTAAATTCTTAGCAATCAATGTTCCAGGTACTTTACCTTGGTCAAAGAATGCAGGATTATAGAATGTATTTGTTGACAGTGATTGGTCAATGTATACTGCCAATACTGCACTAGTTTTTAAATACTCAACGCAATCTTTTTGATCCCACATTAGTTGATATCGATTCTTTAGACGTTTGTATTCTGGTACAACTTGTACGAACGATCCAGCTTTACTTTCTTTAACACTGATAAGTTCCATTGGCATTTCAATACCATTTGTACTATTCAATACTACGCTAGAACTTTCGACTGGTGCCACTGCCATTAGTGTAGCATTACGTATGCCATACTTCAATAGATTTTGGCGCAAGACTTCCCAATCTAAATTTACGCTAGGACTAAAGTCAGTTAATTCATTGACTCCGGGATTTCTACGTTCCCAAGGAAATACTCCCTTGCCATAATAAGTATGCTCACTGCGTTTACACGCACCTTTTTCTTGTGCTAGTTCTACGCTCATTTCAGTAAGGTAGTATGCTTGATGTTCCATCCAACGTTTGACTTCTGCCAATGCGTCAGCTTCACCATACTTGAAACTCTTACGTGCATGCCAGTAAGCTAAGTTAGTAATGCCTACGCCAAGTGGTTCAAAGTCTAAATTAGCTAGTTTACTTTGTATTGATAAAAAGTCTTGGTAGGTTAACAAATTGCTTAAGCTACGTACTAATACACGACATGCTTTACGCATTTCTTGTGGAGTTTTGAATGCTCCCCAGTTTATGCTACCAAGAGTGCAAAGAGCAATTCTGCCCTTTTCGTCTTCAATTCTTTGGAAAGGGCGGGTGGGTAAAAGTATCTCTTGGCATAAGTTTGATTGGTATATTGGATCAAGTTTTGTGTCGAACGGGCCCTGATTGATAACGTTATCGATATTGACAAGATAAATTCTGCCCGTATCAGTACGTTCTTTAAGTATTCCATTTTTGAATATTTCAACCGCGGGTAGTACCTTCTTTTTCTTTGTCTTATCTTGT